ATAACTCATAAGCGTATTGACCCACTTATTGCGGTTTTAGGAGCGTTTAAGCTAGCACAGTACCACGAGTTCATACTTGATTTAAGTAAGTACAGAACACCGGACTATTTAATGAAATTATACAAGGGGGGAGATAAGACTGAATGAAATTGACTGATAGAATAAAAAAAGCTTTCAACAGGACAAGAGAAACAAACGCCCCTAAAGGAACACGAAAAGAGATAGGGCTAGAAGACCTACAAAATTATACTTATACAATCGGGGGTATTGATTTAAAAGACGTTGCTAACTCGCCGGACTATTCCGAAACGATTTATTTTATATGTTTGAAACATTTATCAGAAACGATGAGTAAAATGTCGTGGGAGAAAAGAAAGGTTACAAAAGAACAGGGTAGAGAAAAGATATTTGATAATAAACTAGATTTATTATTGAATGTCAAACCAAACCCCTACTTAACAGCCTCACAATTTTGGGCAACAATAGAGCTTAATAAACTACATTTTGGAAATGCTTATGTGTGGATTGAAACAGATACAAAAGGATATATTAAGCATTTATGGCAGTTGCCGTCAAAAAATATGGAAGTTTGGGTTGACGATAAAGGTATATTTGAGAGTGATGAGGGGATTTGGTATGTGTGGACAGATGCGAGAACAGGTAAAAGGTATAGATTTTGTAAAGATGAAATTCTACACTTTAAAACCCCGTTTTCTTTTGACGGTTTAGTCGGTATGCCGGTCAGAGAAGTACTAAAAACTCAAATAAATACAAATAAGCACGCAGAGGCGTTTTTGAATAAATTTTACAAATCCGGAATGTATGGGTCAAAATTACTTGTACACTATACTGGTCAATTAGATAACGCATCAGAAATGGCGTTAGTAAGTGAAATTGAAAAGTTTGCAGAAAAAACAGGTAATGGGAAAATAATGCCTTTGCCTTTAGGATTTCAAGCGGTCGTATTAGATATGAAATTAGCAGATGCACAATTTTTTGAAAACAATAAATTGACAGCGTTGCAGATAGCTGGGGCGTTTGGAATTAAGCCGAACGTCATCAACGATTATAGCAAGTCATCATATAGTAATAGTGAGAGCCAGCAACTAGATTTTTACGTAAATACATTACAGCCACTTTTTAAGAGCTATGAGCAGGAAATGACAAGCAAATTATTGCGTAGTGATGAAATGCAAAAAGGTATGAGATTAAATATCAATGAAAAAATACTATTCAAAATGGATAGCAAGACACAATCAGAAGTTATTACAACATACCTCAATAATTTTGCTATGACTGTAAATGAGGCACGGGAAGAGCTAGATTTACCGTATATAAGCGAAGAGAAAGGCGGAAACAAGCTGATAGGTAACGGAAATGCTATCACGCTTGATAAAGCAGGAGTACAGTATAAAGAGGGAGAAAAGGGGGTGTAAAATGATGATGAAAACAGAAGTTGATATGTACGGTAGACGTAGTTTGTTTATGAGTGCAGAGGAACGAGAAGAGGCGCGAAAAATACGAGAGATAGAAAGGCGTTGTAAAACTGAACTCAAATTAGAAGTGGAAATGTATGGAAAAACACTTGCGTTTGTAAAAATGATGAGGAGGTGTAAAAAATAAAAGATTTCAAAGTATTAAAAGCAAGAGCTAAGGACAATAATATTGTTGAGGTAGATATATACGGAGATATTATCGCAACCGAGAGCGAGCAAACGAGCTATGAAGATGTAACACCGCTATATATAAAAGATTTTTTAGCGTATGCAGGCAATAGAGAGCTTGACATCAATATAAACTCACTAGGCGGAGATGTCAATGCTGGA